TCGACGCTCTTCAGCAGCTCCTGACGCTCGCGTTCTTGCGCGGCGACGCCGGTCTCGTCAGCCGCCTTCCCCGCCACGTCCCAGTTCGCCATTCACGGCTTCCCGGTCTGGCCTGCGACTTTCTGATTTGCACTCTGTTTTCCAAACATGTGCCCCGAGCCACCCGAGGCGAACTTGCCTCCAGTCCCGGTAGCCACCTTGCCAGTGTGGCCTGGAACTTTGGTCGAAGCATGCTGCTTCGAAAACATGTGGCCAGACCCGCCTTTGGCGAAAGAAGGGGTTGACGTTTTCTCGACTTTGGATTTTCCACTCGCAGCCACTGTTCGTACTCCTTTTGTCCGGCTCTTACCCCCGAGGTAAGCCTATTTCTTTCGGGCGGCCCGGTGAGCCGCCTTCTGGATCGGGGCGTCGATCACCCCGCGCTTCTTGTCAAGCGCGAGGTCGCGTTTGGATCCTTCCTTGATGCCGGCCTTGCGGTCGGCCGCCATGTCAGCCTTCGGGCTGAACGGGCTCTTCGGCGGGCTTTTCATACAGATACCCTCTTCCCGCCAGCCTGGCGTTGAGCGCGTGGATCTTGAGCTCGATCGCCTGCACCTCCAGGTTCGCCTGGTCGCGGACCGCCTGAGCCTGCTCGACCAGGCCGGCGATGTCCGCCCTAACCTCTTCGAGCTCCTCCGCGGTCATTCCTTCGGGCGGCCGGTCGAGCGGCAACTCGGGCGGGGCGGCGGCCGGATCGACTGGCTCGTCAGCCGGATGCTCGCCTTTCGGGTAGGTTCTAACCATTGTTTTCCTCCTACTTGCTGTACGTCCCGCGCGACGGCTTCACCAGCCCGCCCTTGGCGTAGCCTATGGGCTTACTCACCTTGCCGCCCTTCTTGTAAGCCGTCGTCCCCTTGGCGGAGACGATGTCTCCCGGCGGATTGTCGTATTGAGTTCCATCGGCGCCCTTGAACTTGATCATTCTGGAATAATCGCGAGGCGCGCCGGGCGTGCTGGCGTCCGCCCCGGCGCTGGGCCCGTATACAGCCTGGCGAGTTTTCAGCTGTTCCGCCTGGGTGGGCTTGCCGCCCTGGCCTAGCTGCCCAGGCCGGGTCGGCTGCTTGCCCTTGGGGATGGACGGCATGTCCTCGGTGGGCAGGTATTGCTTGTAGGGCATCACTTCTTCCCCTTGTCCTCGCGTTTCTCGAAACGCTTGCTCTCCGATTTCTCCTCGCGGGCGGAGCCCTCTTTCGGCTTGACCATGCCGCCCTTCTTGAACGCCGGCCCGCCGCCGGGGCCGGTCATGCCCATGCCGCCGGCGGGTCGCTTGCCCATCGCCGGCGCTTTCGCCGCAATGGGCGCGCCGACTTTCGCCGCGAACGGGGCCGCCATCTTGCCGCCCTTCGGACCGGTCGCGACTGCAATGCCTTTAGCCATGGAAACCTCCTGAGACGACGTCGGTGCGATGCGCGTCGACCACCCCGCCCGACGCCATGCCGCGGTTCTGGTCCTTGGGCTGGTTCTGCGGCGCGGCCGCCTGGCCGAGCTCTTTCTGCGCGCCGGGTGGAAGTTGAGAACCTCCACCGCCCGGCTCAGGGGTCACGCCGGGCGGGGAGGGCTGCCCGGGCGCTCCTGTCCCCGGGCTTGACCCGGGGATCCCAGGAGGCTGGGCTTGCTGGGCGTCCATCTTCTGCTGGATCTCGGCTTCCGACGGAACGATGTCCTCGCCGTCGAGCCCGATCCCCTGGGCGACGCTCCTGAGCACGCTGGCGCGGCCCTGCGGGCCGATGATCTGCATGTCGATCGGGTTCCCGGTCGCCTGCAGGAACTCCATCTGGCGGGCGCGCATCGTCTCCTTCTGCACCGCCACCTGCACGCCCATCACCCGGACGTTCTCCTGACCGGTCAGAAGCCCTGAATTATCGGTCAGCATGACCATGTCGTAGAGGCTGTCGAGAGCGGGCTTGATGACGTCGCGGTCGATGTTGGCGGCGACCGTCTGCAGGATCTTCGAGGCGTTGCCCATCAGCATCGCCAATCCCGAGGCGGTGCGCCCGGCGCCGCCCGAGTAATTCCCTGACAAGTATTTGGGAATGGCGCTCATCTCGTCGGCGAGATCGCTGAACTTGCCGTAGATCTGGATCAGGTCGCCGGCGTTCGAGCCCGGCTGAAAGAAGTCCACGGGCTTTTGCGCTGAATTGCCCATCGGGTCGCTGGTGACCAGCCAGCGCTTCCACGGATAGAGGTTCTGGATGTCGGCGTCGGGAGCGACCCGGTCGACCTGGATGACGACCTGCGGCCCGGAGGAGATGCTGAGGTTGTTGACCAGCGAGCGTAAGGTTGCATTCGCAACTTCTTGAATATCACTAAGAATGTCAGGGAGGCCGTTGCCCACCGGCGTGCCAGGGACCTTCTCGAAGCTGGTCGAATAATACGGGTGCCGCTTGCGCGGCGAGGGCGACATCTGCACCTTCACCACATAGGGCCCGATCATCCACGCCTGGACGAAATAGTCGCGCAGCGCGTCCTGGATCTGGACCGGCGGGAAGCCGCCTTCGAGCAGGGTTCTTCCCTGCACGTTGCCGTGGAACTCCAGACAGCTGATCAACCCCGACTGGTTGAAATTCGGGTTCTCGCGGTTCTCCTGGACGGCGCGTTCGGCGTCGGTGGTGTCCCAGTTGTCCTGGAGGCCGCCACGGCCGTAAGCCTCGAGGACGCTGCGGACCGCCTGGACGTCGTAGCCGGGAAGGTCGAGCAGGTCGTTGATGTCGGCGCGGGTGACCCGGGTGCGCTCGATGACGTTGGCGTCTTCTATATTGGCCACCCCCGGCGTCCAGTAGATGTCGAACGGCGAGCAGCGCTTCCAGAACAGGCGAGGCTTGGAGAGCGATTGAACTTGCCCGCCGGTCCAGGAAACCGTGGGAACGATCCGAACTTCAGGACCCTTGACGACGGCGTAGGGGAACAACGGCAAGTCGGTCAGGAACTCGGCGAAGGCGTCGTAGAACTTGCCCTCGACCAGGATCTCGTCGAGCTTCTCCTCGCTGACTTTCGCCTGGTCCTTAGCCCTTCTCTTGGCGGCGTCCCTGGCGGCTTCGATCAGCATCGTCACCCGGTCGCGGATCTTGCTCGGGTCGGGAGGGCCGCCGGTCATGGTGAGCTGGTCGGTCTCCTGGGTGACCAGCGTCCTGACCGCGTCGAGGATCTCGGGCGGGATCTGCGGATCCTCGTCGGGCGTCAGGCCCCACGGGCGCTCTGGTCCGAGATAAATATCCCGTAACAGGGACGAGGCCCCGCGGCACTTCATCGAGACGATCCGGGCGTAGACCTCGGAGCCGCCGAACTTGCGGATTTCCTGCAGCTTGCTCGCGTCGTAGACGCCGTTGAACATCCGCATCGCGCTGAGCAGACGCTCGTTCCAGCCGGCAGAGACAGTGTCTCTGTGGCGGCGCATGATGTCGTACTGGGTCTTGATGAACTGGGCGAGGGCGCTGACCACCTGGGGGTCGGTCGGAGCGGCGAGCGTGGCGCGCGCTTCTTCGGCCTGCTGCATCGAGGCGGACAGCTGGCCAGGCGAAACGACCCGCAGCACTCCCCTTTGTGGTAAGGCTTCCACTGCCGCCGCCCGCCTTTCGTGGCCTGCGTCCCGTCTATATGCTGTTCCTGTATAGCTCACAAGGCGCAAGGTATAGTGTTATGGCCGACCTGATGCTTCTGGAGGACAAGCTCCCCGTCCTCGCGCGCGAGCTGGCGATGGGGATCTACGAGGTCGAGGAAATCCTGACGAGATACGGCGTGAGCTGGGACGAGTGGGAGCGCCTGCAGGCGCTTCCCCGGTTCCAGAAGCTGCTGGAGACGACGTCGGTCGAGTGGGGCTCGACGCTCAACACCAGGGAGCGGATCAAGGTCAAGGCGCTGGCCGGGGTGGAGGACGGCTTATCAGAATTGTTCAGGGCGGCGAAGGACACGCGCGAGACGCTGGCGTCGCGGGTCGAAGCCTACAAGCTGGCCAGGGTGCTGGGAGGCATAGGGGAGCGGGAAATTACGGAGCAGGCCGAGAAATTCACGCTCACCATCAACATCGGCGACACCAGCACAATCATAGGGGGCGGTGTGCGCGACGTCACGCCAGTGATAGGTAGTGAAGAGCAGCACGAACCACGGTTCGTACGACCGCATGATCTCAAGGACGTTACCTCGGGGGTAAGCTTCGACTTCGGGGGCGCCGGGCTCAACGACGACCTCGTGGCGGGCTACAAGGAGGGCGTCCATGGCGAGGAGCCCGTTTAGGGGCGTTCGCGTGGCCAGCGTCATGCTCTACACGCTCGACCGCAGCAGGATGTACGCGCGCACCGCACGGCCGCGATACAGAAAATAGAAGCAGGTCGCGAAGGCGGCCGAAAGTGGAGACGCGCCGGACCATGATCTACTCGGCGACGCCAACCATCGGACGGTTCATGCAGAGCTCGGCGTTCTGCCGGCTGATCATGGGGCCGGTGGGCAGCGGCAAGAGCACTGGATGCCTTATGGAGATCGTAAGGCGGGCGCAGAACCAGGCCAAAGGGCCGGACGGGGTAAGGCGAACGCGCTTCGCCATTGTTCGCGCGACTTTACAGCAGATCAAGCTGACGGTGCTGAAGGAATTCTACACCTGGGTCGCGCCGGTGACCGACTTCAGGGTCAGCGAGAGCACCATCCATCTCAAGTGGCGCGACATCGTCAGC